TGCTTCTTCTTCGACTTCTTCGGTTGCTTCTTCGGTTTCCTCCACTTGGGATTCTTCCTCAGTTTGCATCTGTCCTAGTCTCCGATTAGCTAAGTCCGCAACGGATATATTAGTACTCTCCACTGACTTTGTGTCTGCCTCAGCGTTAGCAGTTGCGATTTCGTCAGTCATAATTTGTCCACTCATTTACGCCGAGCGATGGCGATGGACGCATTATAACACCTATGTTTACAAACTGTCTTTAAAACGTGAACGCAACTGTTCCCAACCAGCGAACTGTAAAATTTGGTCATAGGTAATAATCCTACCTGAGACCTGCTGGATATTATCCGTTGTGGATTCGTGAAGCTCACCAATGGCTTCTTCACGGAGATTGTGTATCACTCCCATAAATCGAGCAAAATGCTCATGGTTGTGCAATGCTTGTAGGTCGTTTTCGATGCTCATAAATTATCGTGCGGGAATGAATGCCATTGTGTACATTCGTGTGGCATCTCTGCGGCGGTCGGTATGTTCCTTGCCCTCTTGTGGCCTCAGAAATTTTTCCTGGAACACATCGGAAATAGCAACAGAATCCTGAGTATCAAATGCAGCCCTTAGCTTTTTGGCATTTCCTTCGCCGACAATATGTTTCTTGTTGCCATAAATGTTTTCGTAAACATATTCAATTTGGGAATCCTCATTGTCCTCCAGACCTTCCTCTTCTAGGTAATCCTTGTAATGTTTCTTATGCCAATCAAATTGAAACAAACCGCGACCTGGACCACCTCTGTATTGTTTCTGTTTGGGGTCAAAACTACCGCCAGTCTCAACATCAATGTTACCCAACATAGCCACAATCGCATGAGGACGGTTGCCGAAACGCTTCACTAGTTTACGACCAACCTCACGAACCTTTGCGTCCTTTTGTTCTTGTTTGGTTCGCTTCTGTGCGTACTCCTGTGCTGTCTTATTGTCTGCCATTATTTTAAAAGGAATCCTTGTTCACTAATGCTGCCATGAATTTTCTTGGCGTAGGCATCAGCTTCTTCTTGTGTTTTAAATTTAGGATAACGGCTAAGACCCATTTTTTTTGCAATCTCTACCGCCTCTTTGTTATCTAGTTGTTTACCGCCAACCATTGTTGGCAAAAGAACATGAACAGTCTTGTCACCTTCCCCAAAAGAAAAAGTGCCAATCTTGACGTTGCTTTGACTGCCATCCTTGTTTTTAACAAATGGATGCTTTGTAGGAAAAATACGGATAGTGGGTTTCTTGTCAGGCATTACTGCATTCCTTGTGTTTGGACATTACCCATCTGTGCTGGGGCTGTGCCTACGCGACCAATCTGAGCATTCTGTGCTTGCTGCATTTGGAAGGTATATTGACCAGCGTACTTCTCAAGACGAGCAGCAAAGGCTTCATCGGTCTGCAAACGCTCTGCAATATCTGGCTGCTGTGCGTATTGCTGGATAACCTGCATTGCAATCTGCGCTCCCGCTGGACGAGCTGGCATCTCAATACCAGAGAATATCTTTGTAAGGTCATCGGTTACATCCTTGACCACTTGTTGCTGTGCGCTTTCAACTGGTTGTAGAACAGCGTCAGCCATGATTGGGTCAATGCTCGCGGCAGCAATATCCAGTAAGCTATCAACATTCATGCGACCATTCGCATTTAATTGATTCAACGCCACGAACTGCTGTAACTTGGACTGAACCGTTTCGGGGTCAGTGTTCTGCACATCAAAGTTAATAAGGATGTCAAAGTTCTCGTCAGGGTTCCCCTTGTTTAGAACCTGCGGGTCAGGGATACCTGTTACACGGAAGAAGACTTCATCGGGTCCAAAACGCTGGAAGCATTTGTAAGCCATACGAAGCACCTCGGCAGTGTGGCTAAGGAACTTGTCCACCAAGAATTGTTTACGAACTTGGCTAATGGATGAGCTTTCGTCCAGTCCTACAAGGCGGTCAGCCAGTTGCAGTTGGGTATTCTCCATCTCAAGCGAGCCAGTATTATAAGCAGGGGTAGGAGCGAAGTCCAGGTCACCCTTGCGGCGATAAGGAATCATACGTCCTGGTCCCCAGTCACTTGGGGCTTGTCCAACGGGGTGCAGAATAGGCGGTAATGTCGCTAGGCTGTTTCTGTCAATGCGTGAATCCCGCTCAACCTTGACCTGATTCTGGATACCCCGAAGGACGGAAGGAATAGTAGTAGCATCATATAGACGCTTGCTGTCCTCAGATAGACGAGTGACAACTACTGGATAATCTTCGTAGCCATTAAGAAGTTCAAACTTAGCGTAGCCCTGCGTGAACTCGTCACCGCTGAACTCCTTGTGGAATACTGTGCAGTAAATGCCCTCTGCGCCGTCTTCTTGGTCAACTAGGCGTTGGTATCCGTAGCAAATTTCAATTAACTCTTCGGCTTCGTAAGCATTATCAGTAAGGCTAATAGAGCGGCGACCTTCTTGCTCGCGCTCAATGCTATCAATATTAACACCTCTGTATTTTTCAATAACGTGTTCAACAAATCCTTCATCCCATCCATCGGTTACAACTTTGTTTTCTAGTTCTTGTGGTGTGTAGTAAGTACGCCAGAAACAATAGGGCGCACGTTGCGGGTCAGTAACGTATGGTGGGAAAAAGAAATCACCATCGGGCGCAAGTGTCTTAACATCTGGTGCGTTGACTTGACGGCGAACAATAGGAAGTTCAGCTACTCCGTTCTTGCGTAATTCTTTGATTGCTTTCTTGGCCCGCTTGGTAGTGCTACCTGGGAAAATGTTTTGAATCAAAAGAACAAGCTCATCGTCCATTTCGCCTGAGTTAATCGCGTCAGCAATCTCTGGTGACATCTCGGCAATCTGGTTCAGGTCAAGCGTTTGCAGGAACCTGCGGTCCTCTCGCTGCCATCCAACATAGGTAATCAGAATACCACGCTCAAGCAGATAGTTAGCACCGAGTTCCATTTCACGATAGAAACGTGGGATATAACCACTTGATACCATCCATTTCAAGAAACCAGATACTACCTTGCTGCGGGCAATGTCACCGCTCTCAACTGGGAAAGCACGGACGTTTGCACGATTCAATGATGCCATGAACAGCGATACTAGTCTAGTAATGCGCTCATCAATAACATGGCACTCAGTGTCCGATGCACCCTCCCAAGGGAAAGCATCAGCACCGTGCTTGCGGTGGTCACGGCTCTTGCCAGGCCACCAGTTGCGGCGGTCGTCATAGGACGTACGGCACAGGTCAAAGTACGACTCAAGCTCATTGACCGTTTGGTCATAAGCATAGCGTAGGGTTTTAATATCGGGTTCGTCACTTACGTAAGTAAGGGACTCAGAAATTGAATCATTCTGCATCGTCAGGATTTATTCTCTTTTGAATTGAGTTAAGCAACCGAATAGTATAGGTCGAGGATACGCCTATTGTATCACATAGCTCTGCATTAGTCATCGGCACTTCCGTCATGTGCAAAACATAGCGTCTAAGAATCTCCCATGAGGATAATCTATCGGCTTGTTCCCTGCACCAATCCCTGTTGAGGGTAATATCTTGCTTACATGACATGGCGATAGGTAACTCCCTGTGTGTCCTCGATTGCTTCAAAAATAATTACCTTACCCACGAGCCTACCTTGCCAGCGGCGGTGAATCAAAACGGGTACACGCTTATTTGTAACTGGATGCCTTACATAGTTCCACTTGGGGTTCGGTGCTTCTTGTAACACAACTCCCTCAAAGTGCTTAGGAATAATCTCAGTAATACAAAAGGAATCCTCTAGTATTTTAGTTCCCTCTTCGGTAACCCAGGTGTTCTTGCCCTTTCCAGTAAGACTACCTTCGGGCAGTTTTTCCTGAGCCATCTCAAGAGCTTCATCGAACTCAATCTCGTGTTCCTCTACTATCTGTGTTAGTTTTTTCTTAGCCATTAATATCCTCCTTGTCCTGTTGTAGTGGCGTACATATCATTTGAAGCGAAGTAATCAGGTCCGTAGCCACCATTGGACATTCGCAAGTAACGAAGAATATCGAAGAAGTCCTTAAGGGCCTCATCGTTCTTTCCTCGTGAGTTATAGTTAATCACACTCTCGATAAGGTTTCCGCAGTCCTCGTGTATGTAGCATTGAGGGCGGTTGGCCTCATCAATGTCATAGTTAGGATTATACGTGAACCACTCATCAAGGGCAGTGCAACCAATCTGTTCAGTCTGACCATCGGAGGGCAAGAAGCTCAATCCGTAGTCATTAAATTTAGTAAAGAGGTCAACATTGTTTTCATTCTCCTTGGCAAAGAAACGGGAGTCCCCGATTCTCTCCATTACATTAATCCCTAGTTCATCCTCAATCTCTTTGAATAGTTCAGTATAACGCTCAACGTCATAGCCGAACTTCTTAGCTGCTGGGCCGTATCTCCACTTCGGGTCCCCGAACAATGCCCACTCACCGTAACTACCCCTGTCAGGCCATTCTCTGCGGATATATATTTCACCTTCCTCGGATACACCCGCCCATAGTGCCACATAGTTCCTAGCAAAGGCTGGGTCAACTACCTGATACCATGTCAATGATTTTACATCTTTTGGGAATGCCATCCCGTATTTATTGGGTTCCTCGCTTAGAACATTTATCTCTGGACTAAAGTTAGGCAGCAACGAAGTCATTGACTTAGTAGGCAAGCCATACGCACGGACCATTATCTTATCCTCGTTCTCGTTACGCAGGTCCTTGGCTATACGGTCATAGCCCCCAAAAGGATTCTCGTCCGAGTGCAGGTAAACAACCCCAGCATCCCGCTCAGGGCTGTATTGCTCAACTGGAACCTCGCGTCCAAGCAGTTCTGCGTGGCGCGTCTTCAAGGTTTGTGAACCTTTCAGATACTCATTTACAAAAGGGGTATATCCGTCTATGGGTGTAAAGCCTAGAAGCATCTTACTGTTTCGGGTAGCAAGCCTGAACCGTAAAGTATTAACTAACGCTGCATCGCCCAGGTATTCATCCAGCCATGCCCCGATGTTTAGGCCCGTGGGGTTCTTGAAGCCGAACTCAAAGCCCTCAAGGATAGTCTGGTTATTGCTGAACTGCGTATATGTTTTGAAGTCAACCCGTGTTCTAGTATCAGGGAAGATGAAGCTACTGCCAGTGAATCCATTCTGCATTGAGAAGTTGATGTAGCCGTCAATGCTCTTAGTTTTGCGCCTGAACTCCTTGGGCATCATTTCCCACACCGCAGCCTGTTGGACCTTTACGGAGGTGTCAGCGTTCTGTGAGAAGCATACAACGTACCCGTCCGTCTCGGTAGTAACAGCCTCCATTAACATTTTGGCGCATCCTGTGGTTTTACCTGAGCGGTTACCCCCGAAGGTAATTACTTCATCATATTTGGTAAGTGCAGTTCGCATTCGGGACCAGCCCGCCAAATCGAAGCCATGTCTAAGTGGGTCTTCTTCGGCCGCACGGATGCGTCCCTCGTGCGCCTCATGGAGCTTTTGCAGAAGTTTGGGGTCCAACTCCCCCAGGGCTACTATTTCCTCGTCAGAGGGAGCCTTGAGGATTGGGTGCTGTGTGAACTCAAGCATTGTTAAAAAACCCCTTTACTTATCGGGCGAAAGAGGGAAAAGCCATACCGCAGCCATAAGGCTTTGGGACTCTGCCGTAAGGCATTTAAAATCATACTTCTTTGCCATTAATACGAACCTTTACATTTGACTTCTTTCCTTTACTCCAGTCAATGTCATCGTAGTTCTTGCTTTGCTTTTCAGCGTTATGTCCCTTTCGGGGTGCGTGTCCTTTGCCCATTTTTTACCTCCGTGTATAATCCGTTTAGTTTCTGAATGCTATATATTAAAGTGTCAATTAGCTGTGCCTGTTTAAGGATTACCTGATACTGAGAATCAATTCGGCGTTGCTGGCTGTCCATCTTTATCTTAAACGAATCCAGCTCGTCCCAGATGTATTGGATTGAGAAGGCTGATGATAAAGCTATGGCTACTACCACGGCACGTGCAACATTGATAATCCTGCGGTTCATTATTTCCTTGCCCATGTTAGTCCTCGCTCTCGTCCTCATCCTGGTTTGAATCATCCTCCTCGTACTCGTAGTCCCAATCAATATCAAGTGGGTCACTGGCATTTAAATCCTCCAACATCTCCTTAGCGAGCATCTTGCCTACTGGCGTGTTGGTGTAGTCATAGTACATATCTCCGTCATCGTCCATTACAATAAACAAGAAGCTAGGGAAGTGTTCAGCTAATTGCGCCCTAATGTCGGCGTAAAGGTTGTCGTGTTCTTGGTCAATTATCATTGT